CCTCATTGGCCACGTTGCGGTTAGGCATGCCCCTTTGTGGTATAAGATCGCCCTGCGCGAAGGCGTAGGCCACTGATGAGGGGTATTGCGACGGTTTGTCTGCGATAAAAAACGGAACCGACCGCGCAGCAACTGAAAACGGCACGAACTCCGCCGTAACCCAATCCTCTGACAGGTGTTGAACCGCCATCTGGGGCGTCGTGCCGCGCCGTGTGATAGACCGCCCCGCCCACTGGCCACCATCGGTCATGTTGACGCTGTATGCCGTCTGCACAGCCCGCTCTAGCGATACGCTAGGGGCATAGGTCGCCATGCGCTGCCACTCCATCACCCGCCCGGCCCGGATCACTGCGATTGTCGGCATGGCGGAGCCTGTCACGCGCGCGCGGTATTGCGTCGTTGTGACCTCGGGAAACAGAAAGAATATCGGCTCATCATTGGCGGGCGCAACCGACCCTTGCACAACCCATGCCGCGCCGTCCCATGTCTCAAAGAAAACCGTCGCGCCCTTGCTGCCCAGATCATGCGCCGCGATGCCCGCGTAGGATATGATCTGCGCCGGGTCTAGCGCCACTGTCCATGTCGCGGGCAATGCCGTAGGACGCCAGAAGCTATCCGTGCGGTCAGTGCTGGCGTTGATTGCTGCAAACCCCGCTGCCGATGTTGACCCCGCCACAGTGCCGAGCGCCTTGCGCCAACCGATGCGCGGATGCGTCAGCGGGTAGTAGATTCCGGGGAAAAATGGCTTTAGAACGATCATCGCGCAAGTACCCCCTCGATCTGGTATCCGCTGCGCAACCCGTCATTGATCTGACTAAATAGCGCGCGCACACTGTCGCCGCTAAAGGTATCACCGACAAGATCAATGACGATGTTTTGCCGCGCCATTGCCGGGGCTGCGGATGCCGTTGCACCGCTCGCCGCACCGCCTGCGCCCGCAGCGGAACCAGACCGCCCCGCTTGCTGAATGGACATGACACCCTTTAGGCCAGCCGCCAGCACGCCCGCATAGGCCGCGAAACGCTGCCCGATAGTTAGCGGCTCTGGGCTGTTCAAAGCCTTCAACGCCGCGCCGTATGCGTCGATCAAGCCTTGCACCGCGCCGATTGCCGCTGCGATCTTTACAGTTTTTTGCCCGCCAGCCTGCGCAATCGCCGCCATGCCGTCGAAGAAACCCTTAGCGCTTGTCAGTCCCCGGCTTTCGCCAGCGTCGCGAATACCAGCCATGCGGTCTTGATGTTCCTTTTCCAGTCGTTCGCGCAACTCGCGGTATTCTTCCTCTGTTAGTTCCTTTGACGCCAGCGCCTCGGCCAGAGTTTCTCGGCTGGATTCATACCATTCCGCTATGACCTCATCCTCGGTTGCGAGGCTTTCAATTATGGATTCAAGCCTGCCCGCCATTTGATCCTCAACAGCGCTGCCAGCGCCAATGGATGGAACGGCAATGTCTGGAAAGTCGTCAACGCCGGGGCGCTGCGGAATAGGGCTGCGCATCGGGGCAAGCGGAGAAGGGGCGGGTATGCTAACGCTAAAGCCGTCTGGGTTATCCAGAAACTCCGGTATCGGAAGGTCGCCAAGCCCGCCCGGAGGCGTCAATGGGTCTGGAAAGAACCCCGGAAGCCGGACAGGCGCAGTGCCTTCAACCCCCATCAATTCCATCTGCCCGGCTACGCCCAATTCCCGCGCGCGCACAATCTCATCAACAAAAGCCCGCGTGGCAATTTGTGCAGCGCTCAGATTGCCCGCCGCACTTGACGCCGCGCTACTGATACGGTTCAGGCCGGATTCCATTGTAGGGAATTGCCGGTTGGCTTCAATAATACTTAGGGCGAGCGCATCAGTGCCTGGCCCTAGCTTGTCCGCAATGGTGCCGGCCATTGCCAGTAAGCCCCTAGACGCCCGCTCGATCAGCGGCGCAAACCGCGCAGCCAGAACATTACCAAGCCCGCCGAAAGCCTCCCTAAGCCTTCCCACAGCGTCATTGGCGCGCTCGATAGCCTCCGCGTCTGTCTGCGCAACAGCAATGCCGAACCGCTCTTGAAATGCCGTCGCGTCGTCAATCTTTGTGCCGTAGTCCTCAAGCATGTTGATTGCAGCGCGGCCCGACCTGCCGAATACCTCCATCGCCGTAGCGGTGCGAATTGCAGGGTCTTCTATCTCAATGAGGCGTTCGGCAATGCGCCTGAATTGTTCGTCAGGCTCTAGCCCTTGCAGGTCTTCAATGGAAAGCCCCAAAGCCTTGAACGCCTCGACTGCAACCTGACTACCCTGGCTCAACTCAACAATCTGGCGCTGCATCAAACCCAAAGACGCCGCCAGCTTGTCGCTGGAAACGCCCGCCTCTGATGCAACCAGCGTCATCGCCTGAAATGCGCTTGTCGTTAGGCCAAGGGACCGCGCCTGCTTTGTCAGCGCATCCACATTGGCCAGTGATGCCCGAGTAAGCGCCACCATCGCCGTCGCCGCTGCTACAACCGCAGCCCCGATTGCAACGCCAGCCGCCTTGGCAATCGACGGCAGACGCCCCATCGACCCCTCGAATTGCGAGGTGTCAGCCGTGACGCGCTGGATTAGGGGGGGTAGTGACATTTACCAGCTATCCATCCATTCCCGGAGTTCGTCAACGTCGCCTTGATTTAGGCTTCCGGCATAGTCGCCTTCTTGGCGCGGTCTTTTACTGTGCCATTCCAGCATGATTTCGGCCATCGTCATACGCCAAAACTCCGAAGGCGCTATATCCCAAGACCTTGCCAGCATGTAAAAGCCGTCAAAGTCTATCTCTTGCGGCTCTTGGTTGCTGCCACCGTCGCCGCCTTTGCCGGGGCCTTTGGCTTTTTTCCAAGGTCAACGTTCGGCACAACCGCTTGCACATAGGCCTCTTGGAACGACATGACCGCCGCGTGATCAGCCCCAACAAGATCGCCGTAGCATTCATCCTCAGCCGCCCGGATTCCGGCCGCCGCAAGAAAGGCACTGAGGGCGATTGCCAATTCCGATGGATCAGGGCCGACCGACATGCACTCGTGAGCAAGGCGCAGGTTATTGATGCCGCGCCCCTTGATGCGCCGCAAAAGCGCAATGTCAGGCGTAACCGTGACTTCCCGCCCGCGCCACTGAAACGATACCTCGCGGAATACCGACATCAGGTAGCAGCCGTGAACGTAACGACGCCAGCGCTCTCAAACGACGCCTCAAAAGTCGCCGCCTCTGCGCCATCATTGCCGCCCGGCGCAAAGGAAGTCATCCCGAAGCTGCCGCCAAGCGTGCCAATACCCGCAATGACGAACGTCATCGCCTTGAGAACATCAGTCGGATCAGCGGCCCATGCGATCAGCGCTGCGCCCTTCAAAACCCCCGAACAAGTCATTGAAACCGAATGAGTGCCGATTGCATCAAGCAATTTGCGCACCCCGTCATCATCCTTGTCGGTGAAGTCGATATGCTCGCGGTTGAACGTCAGTGTGTCCGCGCGCGCGCCCGCAACATCAACAGTCGCGATCTGAATACGCACGTTGCGCCCTGCTAGTGCTGCCATGGTGAAACCTCCATATTTGGCCTGTCGTTACTTTATCACATTGCAACCAACCGCGCTAAAACCGAATGAGTGCCGATTGCATCAAGCAATTTGCGCACCCCGTCATCATCCTTGTCGGTGAAGTCGATATGCTCGCGGTTGAACGTCAGTGTGTCCGCGCGCGCGCCCGCAACATCAACAGTCGCGATCTGAATACGCACGTTGCGCCCTGCTAGTGCTGCCATGGTGAAACCTCCATATTTGGCCTGTCGTTACTTTATCACATTGCAACCAACCGCGCTAGGGCAGGCTGATAACTCGAACTCGGATCATGCACCGCCGCGCTCGCCCGTCTGGATCGTCCATGAAATCCATCGCCTCGACCTCAGCCGCAATGAAGCCCGTGATAGCCCATTGCGTGCGGTCTAGCCTGTCGCTGGCAATTTCCGCCAGCCGTTCCAGCGCCCCATCCTGCGCGCGCGACCATATATCAATCTGCAAGATCACGTTATTGCCGGTGTTGTCTTTGGTGTTAAAGCCGACATTTGAAGGCGCGCTGATGGTGATATAGGGGAACATCGCATCCGACCCGCTGTCGGTTGCTTGAGGCGCGCGGCCCCAGAATATCGCAGCCCGCCCGTATTGCGTCGATAGCAGATCAGTAACCGCCGCGACATTGAGCCGGGCATATGTCGCCGATCTGATTTCATTGGGCGTCATCTAGTTAGCCTCGCAATGGCAGTCGTGATGCGCAGTTGAAATTTGGGCGAGTACTTTTCAACAGCAGGAACCCAGGACGGGCGCGGGTCTATGCTTTGCGTGCCGAACTCTAGATATGTGGCGCGCGGCAACCGGCTTTCTATCTGTGCCGATAGAGCGCCCTTCTTGCTGTAGTTTACGCTGGAAACTAGCGTTCCGGTATCAGTAGCCGGTGCCTCTCCTTCGCGCGATGCAATATGCTCTATAGCCCCGCGCGTGTATGTCCGACCAGTTGCCGGGCCGCGCTGAATCCGCTTCTTTATGTCGGTTGTGATTTCAAGCGCCGATGCCTGCACCGCAGCACCAATCGCGCGCACAGCCTTTTCGCCATGCTCGCGCAACGCCCGCTCAACCTCCTGCATATTCTGGGGAGTGATGGTGACAGTCATTTCGCCACGCCCCTTTCAGCATCCACGACAAGCCATTTTGTGCCAAGGCTCTTGTCGTCATTCATGGCCACGATGCGCCGGATGTTGTAATCCACGCCACCAATCTCAACCAGATCACGCTCTAGCAGGCCGGGGAAATAGCGGCATGTCACCCGATACATTGCCCGTGCTTCAACCCTATCGCCCGCGTACACCTCGCGGCCTGATGCCGCCACAACCTGCGCCCGTGTGGCCCGTAGGACGGCGAAGGCCATAGACGTGCCGCCCTCGTTGCCGGTGCCCGTTGTCGCCGCCGTGGTGAGCCGCTTGAACGATACAGGCGTGCGCAGGTCGCCAATCGACACAAGGGCGCAACACT